GATGTTGGTTTTGTGATTTGACGATTATGTAGGTTCTCCTGCATCCCCTCCAAACCAAACGATAAAAACGGGAAACAATGAAAAAGAAAATCAAAATAGCACTTGGACTTTCACTCATGCCATTATTCGCATTGATATACTTTGCAGATAGGGCATTACTGATCATCCTTCCGCATCTGGAACAAAAGAAAATCACCCATTGGTTCGAATCAAATGAGGCAATGACCGGATCTTTCCTTCGGATGTTATCACTCGGAACAATTACCGGAACGTATTATCTTCTAACTTGGATATTCTAAACCACAAAAACGGGAACAAATGATGGCATACGATAAAGACAAATTACATAAACAAGCCATTAAGGCAATAACAGAAAACAACCTTTACTTTATCGAGGACATTATCACAATGCTCCCATGCTCAAAGGCAACCTTTTACGAATACTTTCCTTCGAACTCGGACGAATTGAACAAGATAAAAGAGATGATTGAGATGAACAAGGTCGCTCAAAAGGTCAAGATGCGTAAAAAGTGGGGTGATTCCGACAATGCAACCCTGCAAATGGCACTCATGAAACTCATATCAACTGACGATGAGCGCAAACGATTGGCGGTGTCCTATGTTGAAAGCAAAACAACACAAACAAACGTGGACCTTTCCGGGCTATCAACTGATGACATTTTAAACATCCTGAAGGAAGGTGATGAGGAATGAACGTAAAGAAGCGGTCAAAGAGTTATTGCGGTGCGAGGCATCACGAAGGATTTTATGGCAGTTTTGCATGTATTACGATCATGAGTTCTTTTCCAAAAGACCATTTCTTAAAGATATTGCAGATGGTTTTCAAGCCATTGAGGACAAGGAAATAAAATCTTTGGCCGTATCGATGCCACCGAGGTCGGGAAAATCTTACATCACATCACTATTTTGTGCCTGGACCATTGGTCGAAACCCGGAAAGGTCAGTCATGCGTAACACATGCACAAGCACCCTATATCAAAAATTCAGTTACGATGTTCGGGCAATAGTCAAATCTGATAAGTTCAAAAAGGTATTCAGTAACGTGATCCTATCCGATGACAAATCGAACCTTCAGGGATGGAACACGAATTCAAGTAAGCAAGTCGGGTATTTTGGTGCAGGGGTTGGCGGAACTATTATCGGATTCGGAGCATCAAACGTGGCAATCACCGATGACCTTTACCGAGGCATTGAGGATGCACTATCTGACACGGTGAACGATCGCATTATTCAATGGAAGGAATCAACACATGATTCCCGTTTTGAATCAGGATGTGCCCGTATCGATATCGGAACCCGTTGGTCCTTGAACGATGTGATTGGTCGCAACATGGAAATGGGAGCATACGATCGGACTGTGATTGTTCCGGCAATCGATGAAAACGGGAAATCCTTTTGCGAGGATGTCATGACTACGGATGAATATCAAACCATTAAAAAGCGCATGGCTCCTGAAATATGGGAGGCTGAATACATGCAAACACCGGTCGATATGAAAGGTCGCCTATTCAATCAGCTTAAACACATTGATCAAAGCGAATTCGAAGCAATAAAGGATAAGATTGAAGGTTGCGTTGGTTACATCGATGTAAGTGATCAGGGAGCCGATTATACTGCACTTGCTATTTGTGCCGTAATTCAAAACGAACTTTACATAGTTGACTATCTCATGACACGAGATAACACCGATATAACGATCCCTTTATGCGCTGAAAAGTTGACCAAATGGAAAGTGACATATTGCCGGGTTGAATCAAATTCGATGGGTGCAATGTTCAGCCGTGAGCTTCAAAGGAACACCGGAACAAGAATCCTCCAGGTCCACAACACAACAAACAAAATGACACGCATCATCATGCAGTCGGCATTCATCATGTCACGGTTTAATTTCGTACGAAATGGGGATAACATGAGCGAACTTTTCATCCAAAACATGGTATCATTTAGCAAGGAAGGAAAGAACAAAAACGATGATGCTCCCGACTGTTTAGCAGGTTTATCAATTTTTGTGCAGTCGATGTTTAAAAATTTGTCGTAACTTTGATTAAAATCTAATCAAAAAATGGGATGGATTTAAACCTTTGGGAAAATTTTTTCGGCATTACGTTCAATCGACAAAACAGATTCATCAATCAGGCGAATCAATTAATGCCGTACTCAAATCAAATTTGGGGTGTTAAAAAAGCCGTATGGATTGACACCAATAACGCATGGGAATGGTTTATGACTATTCCTGAATTAAGGGCGGTAATCGATAAACGGGCATCGATGATGGCATCAAACGAGGTGAAAATGTACGATGCCAACGGTGAGGAAATCACTGAGCATTGGTTCCTGGACCTTGTAAAGCATCCAAACCCGGTTCAATCATGGTCCGATGTCGTGTATTCCTTATCGGTAAACGATGCACTTTATTCAAATGCGTTCGGTTATTCACCGGTGCGATCCTTTGACATTCGCAATATGTTTGTTCCGTTACCTTCCAACAAGGTGCAGATATTGACATCAGGAAAGACTTTGAAGCAAATGGATGTCGATGGGCTTATTGATGGATATCGGTTTGAATACGATAATAACGCATTCGAATCACTCGAATTGAAGGATGTGATATACCTTACAACGAATGATGGGATGAACCTGATCAGGCCAACAAGCCGAATCGATGCGCTCAAATATCCATTGAGTAACATTAAAGCACAATACAACAAGCGGAATGTACTACTCGAAAACATCGGAGCCATTGGTATCTTATCAGCGCAGAACTCCGACATCGGAGGGGCAATCCCAATGACACCGGAGGAAAAAAGACAAATCCAAAGGGATTGGTACAACCGATCTAAAGACGAGGTGATCATCACCGAATCACAAGTTAATTGGCAGTCGATGTCCTATCCGACACGGGATCTCATGCTATTCGAGGAACTGAATGCGGATAAGATAGCCATTATTGACGCATACGGAATGAACGTCAATCTGTTTTCAAGTGAGCAGGGAACAACCTTTACCAATGTACGGGATTCGGTTCGTATGGTTTACACCGATACGATCATTCCAGAAACGCAACAAATGTATGATACTATCGCACATCAAATGGGGTTGGATAAGCAAGGCATTTCGATTGTCGCTGATTTTAGTCACCTTCCGGTGTTGCAAGATGATGAGCAACAAAAGGCACAAGCAATGAATACACGAGCCGATGCGCTTACTAAAATAATCAATGCCGGAGTGGTGTTGAATGATGATGAGAAACGAGCATTGTTAAGAATATGAAAGGAAATAATTATCAAACCAAATCGGCATCCGAAATAAAGGATTTAGATAGTAGCAAAAGACAAGTTGCAATCTATTTGGCAAAGTTCGACAACATCGATGCTGATAATGACATGATCAAAAAGGGATCATTCACAAAGTCGATTCAGGAACGAGGTCCGGAAGCATCATCGAACAGACGTATCGCATACCTACGATGGCATGATTGGGAAAAGCCAATAGGTAAATTCTTGAGCTTATCGGAGGATGACTATGGTCTGTTTGCAGTTGCTCAATTAGGGCAATCACAAATAGGTGAGGATGCGTGGAACGATTACAACGATGGAATTATCCGTGAACATTCAATCGGATTCCAATACATCCAGGACAAAATGCGTTGGATCGATGACATGAACGCACCGGCACAAGGGTATTGGATGATTTCGGAACTAAAGTTATATGAAGGATCAGCAGTCACATTCGGTGCAAACGAGAATACGAACGTGGTTGAGGTGATGAAATCGGAACAGAAAATCGAAAAGGCTGTAAAGATATCGGAACAAATCGACACCTTAATAAAGGCACTCGCAACCGGAAAAGGTAGTGATGACCGTTTATTCGAAATGGAAATGAAAGTGAAATATCTGAACTCACAGTTGTTGTTACTTGCTAAAAGTGAGCCGATCATTAAAGATCATTCGCCAATTATCGAGCCAACAAAGCCGGAAGGCTTCAACTGGGAATCAGTTATTCAAAGTCTATAAACAACAAAAACAAAACAAAGTGGAAAACAATTTAACACCAGAACAAGTAGTTGAAAAGATCAACGAAAAGTTCAACGAAAAATTGGCAGGAATGCCAACAAAAGGAGATGTTGACGGTCTAAAGTCGGACATCGAAACGCTTAAAGGATTGAGCGAAAAAAGCGCAGAAATCGAAAAGGCAATCGCAAAATTTGAAGGGAAATTGGAAGGAATGTCCGAGAAAGGATTCCGCACCGAGAAAGCTCCAAAAAGCACACGCGAGGCATTGACAAAAGCATACAAGGAAAATGCTGAAAAGATCAATGAAATGGTTGGTAAAGGTCAAACATTCTCTTTGGAGGTAAAGGCACTTTACGACACAACAATCGATGGGGATTACACGGGTAACGTGGCATTGTCTACATTGGAGCCGGGTGTATCAAAGATCGCTCGTCCGAGAATCCGAGTTCGTGACATCGTGAACATGGGAACAACGGGATCAAAGTTCGTTACATACATCAGCCAAACAAACCAAACTTCAGCAGGATGGGTGAACGAAGCAGGTGAAAAAATCAGCGGTCAACCTTCTTACGAGGAAGTATCTGTTGAGGTTGTTAAGGTTGCCGGAACGGTTAAAATTTCGAAGGAAATGTTGGCGGATCTTTCATTCGTACAATCAGAAATCAACTCCGATTTGATGGCTTCAGTTGATCAGGCAATCGAAGATGGAATCATCAATGGTGCAGTTGGTGGATTAACGGGAATCATTTCTGTTGCTCCTGCATTCAACCCTGGTACATTTGCCGGTGCGGTTCCTGCTGCAAACCTTTCGG